TCATTAAAGTTTGACGCTCTAAAAAAAGAATTTGCAGTCAAATTCAAACTATGTCAAAGGGAATCAAGACTAATAATTGGGTATATCAGATGAGCGAAAAAATACCATTGACACCAAAGGTAAAGGCAAAGGAATTGATTGAAAAATTCAGAAAATATGTTGATTCTGATGTTGACGGCGAAAAAGGATTTGAGTTTTCAAAAAAACGACAGACGAGAAACGCCAAAAAATGCGCATTGATTACATGGAGCGAAATTGTTGATGAATTGATTGATTACGGAGAGACAACGGACGAATTACAAAACATGGATTCTGTATTTCGCTGGTGGGCAGATGTTAAAACCGAAATTGAAAATTACCATGAATAAAGAAGAAAAAACAAATATTGACCTTGACATAATGAATTTGGTCAATAAGTTGATTGAAGATCCAACAAACACCAAAGATGTAGTAATGTACATGAGAGGTGATAAAGAATTTGAAACAGCCTCAATAAACATCAAAGGAGATATTCAATTGATGGCTTCAACTATTCAACATCATATTGACAATAACCCGGCATTTAAACAATTCTTTCTTTCAGTTTTAGGCTCATGGTTAGCCAAGAACCCTATTGAAGAAAAAATGTTCTTAAATGGTCTGGAATTGGCAAAGAAAACCTTTTCAAACAATTGATATGAAATATATTTGCTCAAATTGTTTTGCGAAATATGATTTTGATAATCTCGATGGTTTTGAAAATACCAGATGTGTCAAGTGTGAAACGAAATCAATACAAAAGATTCTCGATCCAACTTTAGAATACTGGATGGAACGTTGTGAATTGGCTGAAAATTATATTGATAGTGCTGAACGTGCTATTGAAATTACAGACAAAGAAATGGATAATTCTCGAAAAGAATGGCAAGACTTCAAGGACAGTGCGAAAGTAGGGATTGAACCGGACCAAACATTCTTTCGTTCGGAATCAATGAAATAAAAGCTCTTGATGCTTATGTATCAGCCATGAGGTTGGCAATGAATAAAACTGGTGAACTCACACCCGGGCGAAGCCAAGACTTTGACAATCTTTTTATGCACATCAATAACCTGAAAATGTTGGCCGGGATTACTAATAATGAATTTGATGGAAAAGAAATGATGGAAAAACAGAAAAATATAATGATAAATATATCAGGAATACCACCTAAATATTTTGGTAAAAGGGAGGAATAAACCATGGCAGGATTAACACCACAACAAGAAGGATTTGCTCAGTCAATTGGAACATCAGAATTTGATTTTAATTGGTTGGCTTACGAAAAGCATTATAGTTGTGCTAAAATGTCAAAAAATGCCATTTATGTAGAAACTTGTAAACTGCTTCAGAACCCTAAGATTTCCCTAAGAATTAAGGAAATACAAGCCAGCACGATCAAACGCAACGAAGTAACTCTTGATGAAGTCTTGAAAGAAATGGCTGAATGGCTTAAATTCAACGTTAAATCAATCTTCAATGAAGATGATACAATGAAGTCTTTGCAAGAAATGAGCGACCAGGAAGCGAGTTCTATTGCAAGCTTTGAAGTAGTTGAATTATTTGATGGTTCAGGAGATAAAAAGGTTCAGATAGGTTATCTAAAAAAGGTGAAACTGATTGATAAACGTGCTGTTGCTGATATGTTCCTTCGTAAACTTGGTGCCTACATCGACAATCATAAAGTAACATTTGAAGATATGTCACACCTGAAAGACTTATTGAACGGAATTAAAGAATAAGTGTTATGTGTGAAAAGCTTTCTTTTGATTCATTCGAACAAGGCCAAAAAGTAGTGAATAAGGCTCTTAGTTGGGGAAGAACAGACCGGAGAAGGCAGAACACTAAAAAGCCTAAACGTGTCTATAAATGCCCCGAATGTGGTATGTATCACTTGACTTCAAAGAAGAAAGAAAATAAAACTAAACATTATCATTAAAATTGCATTTCTGTGGTATTCTCTGTCAGCCTTGATTTAGTCAGGGCTTTTTTATTGCAATAAATCGTAATTCATAGTAACATATACTACCAAAAACACTATATTTGTATATGAAATATCCTGAAATAAGAAAATCAAATCTCAGTCACAAGGTTATTGCAAAAGCATTTGGATACAAGAGCGTAAATTCATTTAGGTGTTCTTCTGCCCACAAAAGAATCATGCAGGGTATTGAGGATGTTATAACTATCGTAAAACTATCAAAATGAGCAGGGGAATGTTATATGTCATGCACAATGCAGATGTTAATAGGGTTAAAATAGGCGTGACTACCGACATAAATCAACGCGCTAAAACAATCGAAAATCAGGGTGGATTTGTTGTTGATGTTTTATTTGTTAGTGATGCAATTAAAAATCCTTTTGAAATCGAAAGGAAACTACATAGTCATTTCGGGAAACACAGACATATAGGCGAGTGGTTTAATGTAGATTCAGAATTAGCCACGAACACAGCCAAGAGATTTATTGGTGCGCATGGAAAGGTAATTAGTGACGTTGTGAAATACAATGAATATAAAAGAAAAATTACTCAATCTACAAGAGATGATGATTATGAAGTTGATTACTGCCTGAATATAAGTAAATTCAAAAGAATAAAACCAAATATCTACTCAGATAAAAAAGGTAAACTATATTCAATAAAATTCAGATTAAGCGATGGTGCGTGGATGATTCGTAAATTGTAAACACTCAATTCAACCACCGATCAGACTTCTTAACCTTCGGTTTATCAAACATTTCGTCGTGTATTTTCAAGGCGATAGAGTACGCCAAGGCAGCGTTTACCTCAAATCCTTCCCTTCCAGAAACAGAGCCATCCTCCTTTCGTCTTTCGAGTAATTTTATTTCGTCCAGAACTTCCAAAGGAACGGCAGGAATCTTGTTTGATTCGAGTTTCTCCTTCAGGTTGTAATAAACTTCGCGTGTTGTGGATCTGTTGACTTCAAAACCATATTCGCGCTCTGGTTTCAGTTTTCTGTCATTCTTTGTCAGCCTGGAGTAGATATTTTCGTACTGAACCTTTCTGATTTCATCGAGCGCAATGTGTGAAAGGTCGTATTCTTCTGACTGAGCATTGCCGATTTCTTTCTGAACAGCAATAGCCAGCTTCGCATTGTCGAACAAAGCAGCCATTTCAATAGCCTTTTTCCCTGTTTTCTGAGGTGTTATCTCTTCAGACTCAAAGTAGGCCACTATTTGTATTATAACCCTGTCAAGAACCTGAATGACGGTCTTACCGCCACGATCTCCTTCAGTCCTAAGTACGGCGACACAAATATATCGATAGCGATAGAGTTTATTTGGATCGTCAAACAACTGAACATCGCCTTTGATGTTTTCGGTATAGTCAGCACTGAACTTATTCTTTGTGATTGTTGATGTAATATTTACATCAATTGAACCAGGAACAACCTTTTCAAGTTTCCGGATGGCCCAATCTTCGATGAACATGTTTTGAGCAAAGAAATAATGATTGACCGCGTAACCTGTGTTGTCAACTTGTTCGTCGTGTGCTGCTTTCGGGAATCCGCAAATCTGAGTCAGGTAATCATCATTCCAATTTCCTTTAAACAGTTTTATCCTTCCACTTTCGGCTTTTGGTTGAATCATATTGTGCCGGGCAGTCTTTCCTTGATTAACGATGTTCTTTTCGTCTTTATCAGAGTTTAGGCCAATCAGCACGTAATTGTAGTCTGTTTCGGTTTCGATGTACTGAGCGAGGGAATAACCGCTTGCTTTCGGCTCAATGAAGATTCTACCCTTCTCAGGATCGAATATCTTGGACTCTCCCAGCTCTTTTACGAATTTAAGCAAGTCTGGAAGGGTTTTCCATACGTTGTAAGCCTGTTTGACGTATAAAGTATGGTCTTTGTAGCCAAAAACGGTTAAACCGGTCGGGTCATTCTTTTTATTCTCGGTGTAGGCTCCATCTATGAAAAGGTCGAAAGTCATATCGTCGCGCGGATCAATGATCTCGAACATGGACGGCCTGATAGCTTGCTCTTCTAAACTGAATGGCATTTGAAGATATTGCCCGGTATAACCACTGGCTCCCATTTCTTCCTTCAGGACCATGAGTACGTCAAGCGGTCTTCGGTTAGGGTCTAGTATTCCATCTGTATAAAGTTCAATCGCGTCTTCCGGAGAAACTAAATTCTTTCCTGTTAATTGTGCCGGGAGACAAATATGGAAGATGTCAAGATTCTTATTAAGAACATGGCCGCATATGTCATTCTCATGCAATCGCTGTGAAATGTAGATGTCAAGGTAGCAACTAGGATTCTTTCGCCGGGAAGATGTTGTTTCATCGTTCCACCTGTTCGCTTTTTCTCGTTCTACGTCGCTTTGTGCCTGTTCTGCTGATACAAGGTCGTCTTTGATGAAAATATCAGCGTGCATCCCTAAAATAGTACCTCCAACGGAAGTGTTAAACCGGTTCCCTTTGAAGTTATTCAGGACTTCGTTTTGATTCTGCTTGACGATCTGTAATTCCTTACCGTATCTCAGCCTGAAAATATTGTCGAACAGAACGTGCCACTTTGGACTTTCGGTAATTGCCCTTGCTTTATAGGCATGTTGTGAGGACAGCGTGGCCGAATAAGAAATGTTTGCCGTTGAAAGGCTTGGTTTGTGAAGCCACACCCACATTGGAAGCGCAATTGTGGCAATGGTTGATTTTGAAGAGCCTGGGGGAACGTTGATAACGATTGTCTTCATTATCTTTTCTTCCCGGATTACTTTCATCGCCCAAAACTGCAAGCTATCGCAAATGTATTGAATGTGCCGTGCATCAATGTATTTCTCCCCGGACATTTCCGGCCAGAAGGTTTTAAAGAAGAAGTAAAAGGAATTGAAGCACTTAACCCCAATCTCTGCCGCTTCTCTTTCTAATTGCTGTTTTTCTGATAAGGTAGGTGTTTCGGTTTCCATTACTCAATTCCTTTCTTCGGAATGCCAACTTTTAAATAGGTTTCAAAGTACCATTTGTTAGCCATATCCAAAACCTCTTTGTCTTCAGCATCCAGGCTTTTGTACCAAGCCGCCTTCAAATCATTCGGAATAGTGTTGATGATCATTCCTTTTTTCATTGAAGCGGTATAACCTTTCGCGGTGCCGCCAAGCTCTTTGTACTTCTCGAACCAGAACGAAGCCTTTTCGGGGTCGCCAAGCTTTAAACTCTGTTTATAGTAGTACAAAGCATTACTCCGGTCGGTTGGTTCTCCTGAAGGAAACTCTTCACCGTTGTCCTTCATAAAATCAAAAATGTTCTGACGCATGGTATAGTAAGCTGCTTCGCCCGGACTGTTATCGTAAACCAATAATCCTGACACTTCTTTTCCGAATGATCTGGCCGGTTTATGAGTAAGATAATTGTAGATCTGGTCCATCTTGAAGATTCTCAATCCTTGTTCTGCCCGATCTCTTACCGGCCGTGGATTAAGTATATCCGGATAGAATGATTTCTTAGTGATCACTTCGCCCAAAGTTTTCGTTAACGGCATGGCTCCCTGTGCAAACTTGTTCACTAAAGCACTTCCACCTTCAGCTACTTTTTTGCCAATGGTTGATTTTCCTTCGCTGATTTCGTTTGCATCAGTTACAGCATCTTCCAAACCAAAGAATGAAAGCATGTCGGAGAAAGCCCCTTGAATCTTCATGGTCATTATTGAACCATCTTCGCGCCGTCCAACAATCAATTTAAGTTTATGGTCCTTTTGTTTTTGTAATTCATCGTCTTCATCAGGGAACATCAACCGGTTCCAAAGCACAACCAATCCCATCAATAACATTGCCTTAATTCCTAATTTACCAACATTTAAAGCTGTTTTTGCTGCTCCAACTGCGGCAACTCTTCCAAGTGTTCCGGTATTGTCCTCAAATTTGGTATTTTTCAATAGCCTGTAATAGCGCGGACTATTGATTTCAACCCAAGACCAGAAAGGATATGAATGTGAACGGAACCACTGGCCAGCCTGTGAAAGATTGCCATAATCTCCCATCAGTTCCCGTGCAAGTTTCCCGGCAATTTCTTTAGGGTTTGTGTCGGCTCTGTAAAGTGCATCAATCGCCTTTTTATCTGAAGCTCCCAACGGCTTCTTTCCGGCCTCAGTCTGTTCTTTGAAGAACTTGTATGAAGCAAGCCTGAGAACGTTTTCCCTGAATTGTGACATGTCAGTTATTGAGCCCCAATATTTACCACCAGTTGCGCCCCAAAGTTTCTGCGCTATGTTTCCGCTTCCTTTGGTGACTGATTTGAATAGAGTTTGTTGGTTAACATCTGGTATTTCCTGAATAGAAAGACCGGATGTGATAATTCCATACTGTAATGCCTCTTTCATGTCCTCAGACATACCTTTTCCGCGAAGATTATTCCATGCTTCAGTTGTGGCAGTCTTGGCGTATTTCGGCTTTAAAATGGTTGGATCGTAAGCCATAACCACATCCAAGTCACCAGACATATTGTTGAAGTTGTATTTAATTGCGCTGTATGGGTTTAAAAGAATCCATTGTTTCCACTTTCCTGTTAACAATCTCAATGCTGCCGGGAAGATCATTTCTTTCTCAGGATCTTTCATTGAATCCAATTGTTTTGCAACCGGTTCAGGAATTACCCACATATTTCCTTCAACCTCTGCAATAAACTGAGCCACATCAGGACTGTTCGGATCGTTTAAGATGTTCTGGACGGCTTTTTCTGCCATGGATGCAGCTTTATAAGCGTTTGTTCCTTGTTTTGGGAACCATTGTTTGTACCCTTCAGGAATATAATCACGCCAGCTTCCACCCATTTGTTTTGCTTGCTTGATCAAATCAGGCATGATATTAGTTTTTGCGCCCAATTCTCCAAGTATATTTTTAATAGCTACCTGTTCAAGTGACTGAGCCAGCACTTCGAACTCTGATTCAAGATAATTGGTGTTATAAGCTGCTATTGATCCCTGACGGCTTCTCTGCCAACCTTTTTTATGGTTACGGACATCTTTTGAACTTACGCCGGGAAATACCTGACCTTCCATGTAGGCAAGTACCTGGTGATGGAAGTATTTGTCATTGCCGTTGTCTTTGAGAAGTTTGTTGTCAACCAAGGCTTGTTTTACTTCTTTCATCATAGCCTGACGGTCGCGGACTGCTTTTAATACGGCAGGGTTGCGCATGACGTAGGTTCTGACATTACGCATGTCGGTTTTGATTTCATCGACTGTGCTGTATCCCCAAGGCAAGTCTTTATTTGCGAACAACTCAGTATTCTCAATGTCGTTTACCAAATCCTGAAGGACGATATACCTTTCAAATGCTTCAAAATGCTGTTGATTCTTAGTAATTGGCCGGATAACTTCGGATATTCTTTCGTAGGCTTCTTTCTTAACACGGTCGGGAATAGCTTCAAACTGACGTAGTTTGTCGTAAACTACCGGAAATTCATCCTCAGTAATGTGCTGAAAGTGCTGTGTTGACTCTTTAATCTCAATCAGTTTGGCTTTGATCCGTTCCCACAATGGCGTTGCTTTGATTCCATGAGCTTCAGCCATGCTTGCCTCTACGGTTTCATTCACGCTTTTAAGTAAGTCAGAAAGGTTTGACTTAGGAAGAGAATTGATTTTATTCAAGTCTTCAACTGCTTGTTCTACTCTGAAACGAATGTCATTTGATTCAGGACTGAAAGAACCGTTGTTTCCTGATAATTTGATATTGTCATTAAATTTATTTACATTTGCAAATAAAACATTATCATCATGGTTGTTAGAAAGAAGATAGACATCGCTTGTTCCTTTTGTGGAACCATCTTTAGTATAAGAAAAGACCTTATCCGAAAGAGTGGAAGGAATTTTTGCAATCACATCTGTTATAGCAACAGCAAGCGAGTTGGGTATGTCAATAGTTACGGGTATAGAGGCATCTGTATTGACGGTAAAGACTTTCTTGAGCATCGCCTTGTCATGGAAAAGCATATCGGCAGAAAGCTTCTTGCTTCTGAGGAAATTCATCACATTGACGGGGATAAACTCAATAATAGAATTGACAATCTCCTTATTATCACCAAGTCTAATCATGCTTTCGAGCATAATGTCTTGGGTTGGGATATTGAATCCGCTAAGTCCTTGATCAATGAAGGCTTTACTTTTAAACAAGTCGGTGATAAATTTGGCGTAACCGCCCAAGCTATCCATGCTGCTTTTAGGCATCGAGGACTTACCAGAAAGTACAGGAGAAAAACTGTCGGGCAATGATACCACCAATGGCCTACCTTCTGCATCCACTGCTTTAGAATCTCCAAACCATTTCCAGAAGTTTCTTATTCCTTCTTCTGAATTAGCAATAGGTTTACCATTACTGTTTAAGGTTGATCGGGAAACTCCGTTAATGAGGATGGTGTTTGGCTTTTCTTTGCTGAATGGTATTACTTCAATATGATTTGCATTTGGAACAACTGCCGAAATTGAGCCTGAATCTTCTCCAACATTATTGTAGTAATATCCTCTTTTTGCATTACCTTTTGTAATTGCGGCCTTCATATATCCATTAGCCTTAAAATCTTCATGTGGATTTGAAGGATAATTAGACATTTCGCCTATAATTTTAACAGGCTGTATGCTTGGTCTTGAAGTTTCTGAAACAACACTTCTATCTCCATACGTTGCTTTATAATCTCTTTCTGATGGATAGTAGTCATTTTCTGGAATATCTCTACCTGAATTATATCCTGTAACCCTGTATTCGTTTTCAGGCTTGGATAATGTTTTCTTTCCTGCAATTAATGTTTTTCCATATTCCGTTGTCCCATCCCAATCAGTGCCATCAGCCTTAACGCCAATTCTTGCTTCTAATGCCTGTTTTGCTGCTTCATGTGTTCCAATATGCAAACCATAAGCACCTCCACGCATATCTCCACTTGGCGAACCATGCCAAAAGACACTTTTATCTGCCTTTAATTCATCAATAGTCATGGGTTTTTCACCCAAAGATACATCAGATTTGTTTTCATCGGTTACCCTGAGTCTTGTTTGCTGATCTTTGACAATATTTAAAAGGTCGGAATTACTAAACTGACCAGAAGTTAAGCTAAAGGCTTTGCGGAATATCTGAGCCAGTCTATCAGCTTCGGGGATGTTCTCCTTTAGATTGGAAAGATCAGCGTTTAATTCGTCGAATTTGGGTAATTGACGGCCAATGTTTGAATCAGGATTGGCCTGTACAAGAACTTCACGGAGTCCTTTTTTGGCTGCTACTTCGGAAAGAATAGATTTAACTACACCTGAAACCGATTCGATACGGTCTGAAACAATGGTTAATTTTCCATTATCATATAAGACTACGGAATCTTTGCTGTTTTTAGCAAGTTCTGACGAGTTTAAGACACTTATTTCTTCTCCAAGCTCATTGCTTAGTTTAGTAATGATATTTGAAGCATTGTGACGTTTAGATAAGTCCTGAGAAGCAAGGGTCGAAACAGTTAAGCCTTTGCTGCTTCTTTTCTCATTTTCAGGTAAGCTTCTCCCATCGGCAGCTTTTCCGATTTCTGAAGTTCCTTCACTTTCTTGATTTCCTCTTCCGTCATTATTACCCCGGCGTACATTTCTTCTGGTGTTCCCTGATTGAATGTCATCCAGATTGTTTGATTTTGTGGCATCTTTTAAGTTTTTAGGTGATGTAAAACCACTTACAATATTAGTGATAATTTCTTTTGCATGTTCAGGAATGTTTTGATCTAACTCTCCGTAGGTAGATAATCCTTCAGATGCGTATGAAATATACTCATCGGCCTGCTCATAATATGGTTTATTCCAATAAAATGAAGGAATTACTCTTCGGATTTCTTTTGGTCCAATCGAATGATAAAAGTCAACTAATTCCGGCCGTGTCATATTTTCGGCAGTCTGGACATGGGTTCTTTCGTGTAGCCAATTGATTACCGCTTTGTCTGTCGTGTTGACGTTACCTGAATCCATAAATATTTCACCGCGAATCAAAACACCCCCAAAATTGATTAACTTAACCTGATCAAGAATGCTTTGAGGATAGTCATTATCCTTCATGTACTGAATCAAGTTTTCTTTCGTATCGAAATTTACCTTTCTTGGATTTCTGTCTGTTGACTGAAGATGATCAATAGTTGATTGAATAGGGTTTGATTCTTCAAGACTACTCACTCCTAATCCATCCATTAAAACAATCTGATCTTCCCTTGCAACATCTTCTGTTTCCGAAAGTAAAGCATTGCGTCTTTCTTCTGGTGTCATGTTCATTCGGGTTTGCACGTTGCGGGATTCGGTTTCGCCGGCAAGACGTTTATATGCTTCGTATTTAGCAGCCTCCCATGTTCCTTCTTTCGTAAGTTGAGAAGCATATTTAACCAAAAACAAATCTCTTTCTTTTTCAATATCTTCCACCTCTTTACTGAAAATAGAATTTCCACCTTTAATCAAAGACTCCCTTTTGTCGGTTAGTTCTTTGTATTTCGGCAGATTAGACACTTTTTGTATTAATTCATTTCTCAATAAATTCAATCCGTTTTCAGGACTTCCGCCCTTTGCAAATCCCTCTATATCCTGAATAGCGTGTTGGATTTCATGGTTTAAAGTAGAATTAGCTTGCTTTAAATCATCAGCATAAATATAAATTACATTTCCATTAAACGATCCTCTTACACTACGACCGTTATTTCTGGCTATTACAACATCTAAATCCCTTATTTGAGGATAGGCAGCGTATAATTCAGGATCTTCATAAATTTCAGGTAAAAACCAATGACCCACCCTTCCAGAAACCATTTTACCTTCAGGAACTTCATACCTCCATTTTCCGTCAACTCCTTTTTCCCATCCGGTAGCCAATGAAATAGTTTTGGCATCTTTACCTGAAGTTTCCATTTCACGGGCAATAGCCAAATTATCAAGCCTGGTAGTTACTTCTTCTGCCCGGTCAAGGTTGGCTGCTCCGGTTTCTCCAAGGATGCGGAAGCGATTTGCAGCATGAGCATTTTCCCAAATTGCCTTTAGGTCTGATCTGCCAAGGTTCTCTGTTTTTCCGGTATCATATCCCCATTCGTTTATGTCGTTACCATCCCACCAAACTTCATTAGCCGGAATGTTTTGAGAAATGATTTTGTATTCACCTTGTCCAAATCGGTTTTCTCCATGTCCTTTGGCGTATTCTTTTGAGAATGTAATCCAATCTCCATCAATCAGGTCATTTACTTCAACACCTTTAGGAACTGCTCTGTATGCCTTGATTTTAGGCATTTTGATAATTTTACCATTCCTTTCAATCTGTCCGTTTACATCGGACATTACAGATTTAATGGCATAATAAGACTGCATACCTTCTTTATCATCGTAACCGTACCATCTAGCACCGTTTCTTGGATCAAAATAATCTTTTGGCTGGACACTAAATCCCTGAACTACTTCGGTAAGGTTAAAATCATCGCCCTGATCCATTCTTTCTTCAATAGACATATCGGACATTGAATTGCCGGGAGCAGAATGTGAATCCCTAAAGTCAGCATCTTTATAAGCATCAATAAAGTCATTAACGTCAGAATAATTTAAAGCATTCTGAATAATTTGAGACTGTTCTTCAACTCTGAAGCGTATTCCCTCAGTCAGTTTTCTTTGCTCTGATCCTTTTAATTGATTGTATTCATCCCTGATCTTCTTTCTTTCGGCAATAGTCTGCTTTCTTTCATTAAGCTGCTCGATTGTTAATCCGTCAATCCATGCCGGAAATTCGTCTAATTTTGGCTTGTTTTCAGCTTCCCATTCAGCAAATTTAATAATGGCTGATTTTGCCTGATCAATAATCTGTTCAAGTTCTTCATCAGTTTTTTCTTTGAAGTCTGCTAACTTCATTCCGTAAACCATTCTTGAATCAGAACCCGACCAAGTAGAAATTGCATTTGGATTTATTACTGCCAATTCCATTTCGCTTGCATTATCATTCCAATCACCTAACCGTACAGCATCGACTTTATTATTCCATAACTCTTCAATAATATCATCCAATTCGTTTGAATCCTGTAAGTCAGGACGATCAATTACATTGGCTTCTTTATTGAGGATTACCGGATAAACTGAAATTGAACGCGATTGACCACTAAAAGAAGCGGCTTTGCGTTTGCTTTTTGATACTGATACAGCAAAATACCTTTGACCATAACCACCGCCTCCGCTTTGTTCGGCTTCTCTTTCTGAAATAGTGATTGAAGGGTATAAAGCACCCGACACGCCACTACCGGTTCCGTGATAGAATAGATGATCTCTTAAATCCTGAGCATTTTCAAACGATGCAATACCTTTAAGTAATCCAAACTTTCCGTAGCCGGAATTATTCTTTTTGATCTCTTTGAGTTCTTTTATTATCTTAGCCTTAGTCCAAGAACCTCTGACATTCGTTAATCCTGAACGCGGATCACCCAAAATTCTAAACCTAACCTCGGCCTGTTTTTCTTCTGGTAGTGGGGTAGATTGTTTCTTTTCCTCTCTTGCTTTTACTGCATCTTCGAGAAGGTTATTAAGAGGTGGCCTAGCTTTTGAGTTGACCCAATTATCCATAAATTCAGCCTCAGACACAGAGCTAATTTTAGGTACTTTTACTTCGTTCTCCCAAAATAAAGCCTTATCCTTTCGATATTCCTTTCCGTTGCTATTTTCCGCTAAATCATCAAGACTATATGCCTTTTTGTCTATGGCGTTTTGATAGCTTTCATTTAATAGAATTACTTTCCGATTTAACTCATATCCCTTTAATCCTTTTATATTTTCATTGATATATTCTTCCCTTGTCATTTGCCAAGGTTCTTTAGCCTCTACTTCGGGAATAACTAACTTTTGTTGTCCGGCATTTTCTTTTTCTGCCGTGGCTTTTACATCTGCGGCCTTTTGAGTAAGGTCATAAATAGTTTGATCAATAACCGTAATACGATCATCAATATTTTTTAGTATTCGTTGCGCCTCTGAAGCATCAAATCCTTGTCCTTCAAATAAATCTCCTGGTTTTGCTGCAATGTCACCAAATAAGCCATTTCGGGCATTGACATTCTTTGCAGTCTTTACTTTTTGGGAAAGAAGTTCTGATCGCTCTTTATTTAAAGCTACAATTTCTTTTTCAATAGGGGTTAATTCTGCTTTTTGTCCTTCTTTGACTGCATTTTCTCCTGAAGTTGAGCTGTCTTTTCCCTCATTATCTCCATATAAGACCGTCCTGTTTCCTTGGCTTCCTTCATTACTAATTGATCCATCTGGTTCAATGCTTCCTTTCGGGTTAGTTTCTTGTCCATTTTCTTCTATATTTTCAGATAAAAATAATTCAATTAAGTCGTTATTTGATGGTAATTCACCATTATTTTCAAGTTCAGCCAAAAGATCATCAAATGCAGCTAATTCATTATTGCGTTCTTCCTGTTCTCTGGCTTGTAATGCTTCGCCAAGTTCGAAGTCAGACATAGATTCTACCTTTTGATTCTGGTCGCCAATTTCAAGAATACGATCAACCATTTGCGTTCTGGTTCCGTTTCTTAATACAGCATCAATAACGGTATTTCTAAACACGTTTGGTTGATTGCCTTCTTCTTCCATTTGAGTTCCATTAAGTAAACCCAAAAGGTTGTCAATAGTCTTTCCGTCTTTTTTAAGCATCCAAATACGCTGTTTCATTTCTGAATCAGATTTCGGGAATACTTCGCGTTTGATCTCATCCCAATTTAATCGATTACCGGCAGCGATATATTGAAGAACTAATTGCTCGATGGTAGAAGGCTCAATACTTAAAGCCTTTTCACGATCAATCTTTCTTTGTTTGGCCTCTTCTGGTGAAATTTGTTTCGCTTGTTGTTTGGATTTCTTAACATTAGCTTTTTCAACTTTAATTTCTTCTGGTGAAAATTCAGCAACAGGATCAGCCGTCAATGATTCAACGACTGGCTGGTCCGTGCTGACGTTATAAAATTCTTGAATAGATTTGATTTGCTTAACCCTTGGATCGTTCTCTTGGCCTTTAATATCAACAGCAAAGGCATTCCAATATTTAGCAGGATCGGTCTGTAAATCTTTAATGTCGTCAGCCCACCATTCTTTTTGGTCGGGGTCTTCTTCTGGATCGTTAATCTTTTCCTGAATAAATGCTATTTCAGATTCATTCAAACCTTGAATTGTATTTTCATCAACAGGAATTACATTTTCTTCCAGTCCTTTTTCGTTTCCTTGCCCTTGTTGCGCCTGTGTGGTATTTTCTCCTTCGTTGGCAATAATTCCATCAGGTTGTTGATCAACTTTTTTAGATTCTTCATTTTGAAGTTGATTATTTTGTGAATTATTTTGATTATCTACATTTTCAATTGCTTGATTATCAATAGGCGCTTCTGATATTTCGGGAACATTTTCAGAAGTCGAGCTTTCAATGTTTACATTTTCTGGAATTTGTGGTATTAATTGCTCTAGTTTAGCCTTTTGTTCCTGAAGCTTTTGAATCTCAATTCTGGTCTTGATTTTTGTCTTCGTGTCGGCTGTGGTCAGTTTCTTTTCGGCTTTAATGATTTTGTCCGTATAAAGCTGAATATCTCCCTGAAGGTCTGCAATTGCTGTTTCAATCCCGAATATTTCAGTATTGTAATTAAACATCTGAACCTCGTCCATTTGATCAACGTCGGGGTTGCCATCTTTATCAAGCGGGTATTTAGGTTCTGTATTAACGGAAGGTTCTGTACTTGATCCTTCTGGTTTTGGTTCTATCGGTTCGCCGTTAATAATTTTTTCAAGAATAGTATCTTCTTCGTTTTTATCATTGGCGATATGTTCACCTTCGGGAGTGATTATCTTTGATTGGCCGTTACTGAACTTAACAAGCCTGATTCCGTCCTCATTGACTTCGTTTACAATCTGAGCGTTTGGATCGGCGATACCATTCATCAAAGCTTGTTGATCGGCGGCGGCTTGTTGTGCCTGGTCTAATTCGCCTTGTGTTTGGGTAACCACATCAGCGATTAAGTCTTTTTTCTTTCCTGAAACTGGAATTACATTTCCTTCAGCATCTTTGGCAAAGATTGGTTTTCCTTCAATTCCTAAATCTTCAGGGTTGTTGATGGTGTATTGCTGGCCTTCAATGGTAGCCGTGGTGATTTTGTTTGTTTTGCTAAACTCTTTTATTGCAGCTTCAAATATTTTCGTTTTGAATGTTGCTGATTTATCTATCGTCGCCTGAGAAATATTTTGCACTTCTTCGCCGTCAGGACGAATGCCGATTACTTTGTCTTTTGTTTTAATTAATTCAACAGGCAAACCATCTTCGTCTATGGAGATAGCTACACTTCCCTGATCCCTTCGACGCTGTGTGCTTGCTGAATTTTGAGATACATGAGCAAATGGAGCTATGCCGGCACCCATTAAAGCACCTCCACCATATGATTGTAACAAGCGATCTTTTATTTCCTGACCAGAAACATCTTTTCCCGTCAGCCACTTGTCGATTGCAATATCCATTATTTCAGTAGCTACCTCTTGTCCGCCTTCGACCTGAGAGCTAATAGCCAACTTTTTAAGAATAGAAGGAAGTGATTGTTTTGTAAGTTTTGCATAATTTTCAAGTACGCTTTGTCCTATTTCTTTTGCCATACTCGGGCTAGCATCCAAAGATTTAGCAAGCAGTTTGCCATACCCTTTTGGCATAAAATAATCTAAACCAACTTTTTCACCAATGTATTCAGCCGCCCCATATCCCATTCCGACCAAATAGCGATCTTCTGGATTTTCTTGTTTCCCGGTTTCTTTGATATAATCATCGTAGCTTTCAACTCCATTACCGAAAGAACTGCCATACATTGAGGCTAAATATGCTTTTGTAGCGTTTGGACTTCTTAGCAATACGGTTGCTGCCAATGCTGCTGTTTGCGGTAGTAGTTGACCTAAAAATGCGGTTGCTCCACCAGATGAAACAGGAGCTTGTTCTTCAAACTTCCGTACATTTTTATAAAATTCACTTTTGTCTTGATTGTATCCTTTTTCCCATGGAGCAAGAATGTTTCCGGATTCATCGACTTGCATCCCTCCGGTTATACTGTTGGATATGTTTGATGTGATAACGTCAAGTGTAGTGCCAAGTCCTCCAATGGCTTTTTTAGTTCCAATATAGGCTTCTTTGAAAATTCCCATTCCGGGCAAAGAAAATATTGTGTTAAGTTTTGGATTATTCTTTATCCACTCACTTTGATCTTCAGATGGTGAAGGTTTTTGATCTTGTACTATTTTTGCTCCACCAATTTCGCTGTTAAATTGTTTTTGATCGATTGCCTGAAATTTATCGCCTTTACCTTCCGGGATTATGGTTGGCTTTTCTGATTGATAAGAATCGCTGATTTTTGGCGCAAAATATTCAGGATGTTTAGCTGATAAGTCTGGATTAGTTGCAGGGATTGAACCGACTAATGCCTTTCCGTTTTCAACCACTTCTGGAATGTATGATGTTTCGCGCTCTGATTGCGGCTCTTCCTTATAATTTTCGGGGAATCTTTGCCTTAACTCTTTTTGCATGTAGGTTAAGGGTTGTTCTGTTGGCTGTGGGGTTCCCGTGGCTTCCGGTTGATCGAAAGAAACACGATCTTTGTATTCCGGGTATTTTTCAACGATCTTTTGAGCAAGCGTCAAATCATCGACATCTTTGTACTCTGGATATTTTTCTTTGACTTTTTTTGAAAACTCTTGAACGTTTACAGGGCTTACTATTGCCTGTTCTGCTAAAGTCTGATCTGTCATGATAAAAGTTTGATATGTTTAAAGTCCTAATCCAAGTGGGTCTGCTTTTGGTTTTTGTGCTTGTGGTTTTGTTTCCTGACTTACAGGAGCTGTTGATAATCCTTTTTCTTTGCGGTATTTGTCAAAGTATGAGGCTTTGTTTTGTTCGTAAGCATCTTCATTTAAATGTCCGGGTTCTTTTTCTTCGAGATAAGCGCGAATCATGTCAACGTCTTTTACCTCCGGATTAAGCCTGAATGTTTTTTCTCCGGTCGGTTGTCCTGTTAATGGATCGTTCTTTTGACCTTCTGTAAACCATCCCGGATATTTATTTCGAAGAGTATCAGCGTTTTTTAAAATCTCTCCTTTGTAAAACGCTGCTTCTTCTGGTTTAAGCTCGTAAGTTTTTTGAGCGGTTTTGATAATTACCGGTCTATCTTCTTTGGCAAGTTTTCCACTTCCGGACTTTTTATTTTCCATAGCTTTGTTGTGCCTTGACTTTTCAGCAAAGTCTTTGTTTTTAAAGTCCATGTTTTGCTTATACTGATCGGCTAGTTGCTGAAACTTTAACCTTGTTTGTTCATCGTTTTTTGCACTTTTAGCCTGTTCTTCAGCCCAATCAACTAGTTCTTTTCTGCTTTGAGTTTCCCAAAGGTATTTTGTCTTTTGGTTACGCTCTGTGACATCTTTGAAGTTCTGGAATTGTTCATCTTGTTTACGCTGAATTTTTGTAGAAACAAAATTGTTTTGATCGGCTGTTCTGCCCTGAAGACCTTCACCAAAAGCATAAAGAGCATCGGCGAATTTTGCCCGGCGTTTCTTCTTCTCCAAATCCATCAAGGCTTTTTGATCAATCTTATTACGTTCTTCGTTTTTTGGTGCCGTGATTGAATTTGAAAGGTTTTGTATTCCTTGGGCAAATTCTTTCGGGTACATTCCCTTGACTGCTTCGGTGATTTTATCTTTATCAGAATCCATTAAAGGCATTTGATTCATATTATTCAAATCAACACCCTTACTTCCGGCAGCTTCAACGATTTTTTTATAATCGCCAACTTTTTTACCGTATTGAGCATCGGATTCTTTCGGTGGAGTTTTATCGATGGGTTTTGATGTTTTTAAGTCTTGCTGTACCAGAGTCTCTTCAAGGTCGGCTTTGTCGGGTTGGATTGCAGGAATCTCTTTAATCTGATTCTTTTTTTCTTCTGTTGCCATCTTGGTAAAAGTTTAATGATGATTAAATTCCTGCTTACTTATAATGCCCCTATTGCTTGTCCTGCTCCGGAAGCTAACTTGCCAAGTGCTTCGATTCCCTGAAATGCAGTTTTCCATCCGGAACCACGTTCGTTTTCGGCTGAATTAGATTGTTGTCCATACATTCCCATTTGCTGATTTTTATCACCGCGAAGATTATTGATTTTGTTTTCCTTGTTGGCTTCGGCTCCGGTGGCTATTGCTCCGGCTGCACTTCCCAAGGCTTGATTTGTTGCTCCCTGTGCGCCAACAAGTGCTTCGGCAGTTGCCCCGGTTCCCATTGTATTTAGCATCCGGGCTTGCATCTGTCTTGCTCCATAAGAAGCCTGTGTCATTGCTGATTTTGCTCCGGCACTTTCAAAAGGATTTTCAGATTTAACCTGATCAATCTCTGCCTGTGTTCCGGTAGCCATTGCTTTATACTCGTTGGCTATGTTTTGTTTTGCTTTTCTTCGATTCGTTGCCCCAAACAAATTGGGGTCTGCGCTGGAAAAATAAGTGTTGACAAGTACCCTGAAAATGAGAAGTAATAGTTTCATGGTGTATTTTTTATTTTCAAAGGTAAACTCCCCTGATTATTTGGCTTTATATATAACAATAAGGTAGTGTCAATTTGTGACATTAACGTGACAAATTGACACTACTAGCACTCTAAAAATTGGCTAATAAAAAATAATCTTCTATTCTTTTGTCTGCTTTATGACAATAATCACAAAATTCAAGAATCATGGCCAAGAAAAATAATGAACAGGATGAAATGGCTGAAATGCCAAATCCAACCGAAGAAAACCCACAAGAAGCATCTGAAAAGAGTGAGACTACTGCTATTCCAGACGGAAAGGACATTGAACAAGTATTGATGATCCTTAACGAAATAAACCAAATTTCTGGCGGTAAGGGTAAAATCTCCGGTATTCCACCGGAAATACTTGGTCCTGTAAAATTTCTTGTTGAAAAGATGGTAACCATTAAAGACGCTTTTGAAGATCCACTTTTTAAAGACGTATTGGACGATATGCACGATCAGCGTATGGACGGACAGGTTCCTTCATTGCTTGTTGCAGTAGCCCGAAATGTTCCGATGGAAGAGTTGATGAAAGTAGCGGATGATGAAGGTTACGAAGATGTTCAAAAGGCCGTTAATGACCGTGTTTCAAAAGAAAGCGAAGATCAGGAATCAGAAAAGAAGCTTTATGGAAACTTCGAGACATCGAAGAAAGAAATTGAAGCTTATTGTGCTGAATCTGGCTATGATGATGCGAGAAAACAAGTGTTTTATGCAACGGTAGCCAAGTTAAGGGACATTTTCGCAGATGGCTTAATTACCAAAAAAGAATGTGCTGAAATTGACAAGATTAACAACTACGATTCGGACATACAAACCCTGAAATCTCAGGTTCCGGCCGGTGGTGTTAAAACTGTTCTTCCAGACAAAGCTTCTATTGATGAATCAATGGCTACCAAAATGCCCGCTAAATCTTCTCAGTCAGAAATTGGAATTGCCAATAACTATACTCCCCCCGACTATTTAAGTACCGGGAAAAGGAAAATTGAACAAAGAAGTAAAAGAGGTTAAACAATCAAAAATAAAACATGAAAACAATTGTAAAATTTATTCTATGTGTTGTGATGGCGATTTTCGCCACTACTCCTGAAGCCGTTAGTAATGGCTTATCTCCCTTTAGCTTGAATGCTAATGGTATTGACCCAGGTTGGGGTACTGCTGCGTCTTCAGACATATTTAAGGATATGACTACCGAAGATTTCATTGGTGATAAATCAGCATTTATCGCTCCTGCATGGCTCGAAATTCTTATTCTGGTATCTCCGGCCAACTATCCAGTAAGTACATTCTTAACGAATAAGACTTTGGATGGTATTCGTGGTTTAGCTAAAGCCAAATCAGCCACCGGAGGCGAATTTTCAGACTTATTCCAAAATGATCGTATTGCCAGCGCAAAGTTTGGTGTTCCGGCAGATACTATGAAAAACTGGAAACAGTTTGGTGAATCTACAATTTCAAATTACAAGTTAAATTGGGGTGAAATTGCTATTCTACCATTTCAGGATGCTTTGGGTGCTTTGTTTGCCGGTGGTGCTACTACTGCAACTTTGACCGTTGGTAATACTGAAATGTGGAGAGCTAATGATTTGATCCGCGTTCAGGGTTATACCTATGCAACTAGCGGTGACGCTTTGATTGTAGCCGTAAAAGCTGTCGGTTCTACTACTATTGATGTTGTTTCTACCGGAACTAACGGAACTGAAAACATTCCTGCTTTGGCTAATGCTGCAAGACTAACACGGATGGGGCCAGCATTTGATTCTGAAGCTGTAAAAAATACTTCTGTTGTTCAGACTCCATACAGTGATTATAACTACGCTCAGAAGTTTATCACTTCGGTAGTTTATTCAAACTGGTTGGCATTGACTCAGATGTTTGTAAACTATTCTTTCAGCATGGTAACTAACCTTGCCTTACAGGATTTCCGTTACGGACAAGAGTTCTGCTTCATGTTTGGTGGACGTTCTGAGTTTACACTCAACAGTAAAACCGTTAGAACTACCGGTGGTCTGGAACATTTCATTGATCAGGTTATTGAATATGGAACTGGCGGTGGAAACAAAACCATCACTGAGGCCAATATCGTTGATTTCACTAAACAAATGCGCGTAGGAAACAACGGTTCTGATACCCGTTTCTTATTTGCCGGAAGTGAACTTATTTCAGCTTTGAATAAAGGCGTAATGAGTGATTCAACCCGCTTTGTACAAAAAGAATACGATACTGTTTACGGTCTTTCTTTCACTGTTCTTTATTCGTTCTTCGGAACAATTAACGTGTCCTATGCTCCTTTAATGGATCAGAGTGACTATATCGATAAAGGATTCCTTTTGGATATGCAATACGTTGACAAATTCGTATTCCAACCATTCCGCGAAACTAAAACCAATTTGTGGGAAATCCGCGAAAGCGACGGTCAGGCCGTTGACTTGGTTGAGGCTTCTGGTTTGATTGTTCGAAATACCGGAACTCATTTCATTTTCGAGGTTAAGGCGTAAGGTTAGGTGTTTATGCTTGGGAGTCGGGTTTCGATCTGACTCCCATTCTCGAAAATCTACTCAATAAACAAATCACAAAAATTTAATTATCAAAACAATGGAAACAAAAGCATTGACATTTGTCCTTACCAAAACCAAAACGTGGTCAAGAGAAGTTCGGGTTTTCATTATGAACCAGAACAAAAAGTACCAAGAAAAACTATTGCCGTTCACTACTGAGCATGTTGTAAGCACGAAACAGCGCAACACCAGGGGACATATCGTTCCGGCTCAATACGTGACCAATGATCCTGTTATTATCGCAGCATTATACCGCGATTCTGCTTACGGAAAAGACTTTACCGAACTTGGAGATCCCGAAGGAAAGAAAAAACAACCTTCAATCGTGATCAATGAAGATGATCGTCAGTTGGTAGCTCTTCGTGGTTTATTCAAATTGGCAGAATTACCAATGGATGAAAACCTTCCTATCGATGTTTTGAAAGAACAGTACGAAATTCATGTTTCGGCTAAATCTGGCAAAAAAGCATCGGCACCAGCCGAAATTCCTCATATTCCTGTTGATGTAAAACAAAGCATTGAACAGGGCATTGCCGCAGCTCGTCAGAAGTATGAAGATGATTACGGTGACACTGTACCGGCAATTGTGTACAATGATCTGGCTTTCCTTGATGGTCTTTCCAATCCTACTTTCGATGCACAGGCTTATATTGATGCAAAAGTAGCTGAAGCAGAAAAACCAGCCAAAACCGAAACTGACACACCTGCCGAAAATGTGAAAGCTTCTCCTGCTGAAGAAAAAGAAGCTCTTTATAAAGCCTATTTTGAAAAGACCGGGAAGAATGTTCCCAACATGAAGTCGAACGATTTAGTTTGGATCAAAGCCAAGCTAGAAGAATAAAAGAGAACAGAAATAAGCAAAACAGGCAGTGAAATATCTGCCTGTTTTTTAACAACAAAATACTGTTTCAATGTCCAAGACTGCAACCGATATTATCACCAGAGCATTAACACTTGTTGACGAAAGAGTCACCGATATTCTTGATGCTTCAAGTACTGAAATGTCGCTTACGGATATGGCCGCAGAAATCTTGCCGGAAGTTGCCAGAAACCTTGTCAAATCACTTCCTTTTGAGCTTAAAAAATACCTTGTTAAAACTGCAACATTAGCAGCAGATACATTAGCCACTGGAGAATCACAATCAGGATATACGAAACAAAAGGTTGTATTTGCTTCTCCAGATGATTTTTGGGATCTCGTTTCATTACAATTAACCGCGTGGGCTAAACCAGCCACATCTTACATTCTCGTTGATTCACCCGAATACGCCACTCAGAACAATCCATTTACAAGATCAGGAAAACAGAATCCTACCGTTGCCGTTTCAGACATTTCAACCGGAGTAAACAGAACATTTCGAATTGAATGTTTTTCTGTTAATCCAACCGATGCAAAAACGGTCAGCAAATTTGAATATGTGTCATTTAGTAATGTTCCGGACAACTTAACGAATCCGTGGCCGGATGAACTATTTGATAAAATTACCAAAGCCTTAGCCTCAGAGTTAAACGTGATTAAAGGACGTTTACAGGAAGGCGAAATCCAAGGCAGTGAAACCATGAAATCAATCGAACAACACGAATAGTAATCACTTAAAACAAGAATTATGGAACTCGTAAGATTAAACAAAGACAACAATCTCTCTGGGAACAACACTCATTCTGGAAACAATGCATTTTCTGGTGAAAACACGTTCGGGAAAGTAATTCTTGTTTGGAAAACAATCGTTTAAACAATAATCCATGATCAGCAACGAAGTTGTATCACAAATGGAAAACGGCAAGGATAAGCAGTTAATGCAGATCCTTGCCGATAAAGGCCGGCCATACGAAAAGAAATTTGACGGTTACGCTGTAAAAATGGAAGAAGATAAACAGATCATCTTTACCGATTACAACAATACCGAAATGACTTTCACTATCCCAAAAGGTAGTTATATCATGGCCTCAGAAGATTCCAACTATCCAAACATTGTTACCGAAAAGGAATTTAACGATTCAAATAAATTCTGCGGGGAACATCAGGAAAGCGAGGAAGAGGAAGATCACGAAGAACATGAGGCTAGCGAAAGTCCTGAAAAGGAAAGAAAAGAAGAAGAGGTTAAGAAAAATAACCCAAAGATCGGTCTTGAATCAATGAGAGGTTATTAAATGGCAGACGTTACGGTTGATATTACGATTAGTTTGGTAAGCTACAAAACATGGCTTACCACTTCATATATCGCTACGACTTTGGTTGGTGGCGATGGAACACCACTGATCGTAACCAACGAAATGGGACCGGATCAGGAAGATGCTTTTGCTGTGTTTATGGATGAAGCGGCTGTTGAAGTCTTGAAACTATTCACATCTCGTCAGGGAAATGTTGCCGGAACACCATACACCAAGAATGCAACTAATGTAATTTACCTGTTCAAAGAAGAAACGCCGATATTGCCACAAGCCGCAGCCATAAAAGCCATGCTTAACGAAGATGTAAAAAACGCTCTGTTTGCTTATGTGACTTTTTTGTGGCTGAAAACCAAGAAAATTGATGATCAAGCAGAATTTATATATGCTAGGTATCAACAATTAGCCGAAAACATTTTAGGCAGTATTCACCGATTACACGACTAAAAACAATGGCAAATCTGATCATAAAAGACACCGGAGTTGATCACATTTATCCTGACGGAGTTCCGATTGTTGAATTGGAACTTATTATCGCAGATATATTTAAGCTTGCTGCCCGATTAAGTTCTTTAACCGTTCAGGCTGATCCATATTTTTTGAAAATTCCAAATGCTCAGAAATTATTTTCTGAATTACACGGTGAAGGTGATCGGATTTCAAGTGATTTTCTGGAAAAAGGAGCAAGGGATATTTTGCCTGTTTTCTCGCCTTTTCAGCGATGGATGGTAACAGTGGATTCACCAGAGCTATTTGAATACAATTCAACGGCATACGTAGGAAAAATCATATACAGATGGCTCAATACGGATACCAGACAGGAATTTACTTCCAACTATACGGTAGATGCGTATCAAGACATTTGCATGGACCCGAATGTTTTTGCCAGCATTAAAAAATATGCCGAAAATGCCTTGGTTGACTTTCTTTTAATGGAACTCTACCGGGCAATCGGATATGACAAAAAATACATTGACTACAATCGTTCATACGAACAGAACCGTCAATATGTGGCCTACTGGCTGAAAAATGACCGTAGCACTAAAACCCAATACAGATATGCCGGAGTTTAAAAAGATAACGACCAAAGAACAGATTCAGGAAGCCATAGCACGGAATAAGCGGTTTGGCATTAAGAATAAAGAATCTTTCGAACAGAAACAACAGGTTCAATACCGTAGTTTTCTGGAATGGTATGTTTTTGACCGGATGGGAATTTCACCAAACTTACTTATCTCGAATATTCAAACACAATACTACGCTGAACAAAACTTACGCGACCGCAGACAACGCAATATTGACTTTATTCGTGGCCGTCAATTTAATGAACCGGTTTGGGATGCAGACTTACAGCAATGGACTACACAGTTCTTGTATCTACGAAAAAGAGGTATTCCACCGCTTACCTACAATGTTATTTCAAAGTTTGTCAGAAGCCTTGTTGGACAATATCGGGAAATGAATGTTGACAATGTGGTAAAATGTGAAAGCCGGGATGAAAGAGGTGGTGAACTTGCCAATTATTTAACCATTTGCTTACAAAGAGTACTTGCCAATAATAAAAGCAAAAGCAAAGATTCAATGGCTTTTAAAGAAATGCTTGCTTCTGGCCGTCCTGTTTTTAAAGTAATGTGGGGTACGCAGGATGGTATGGAAAAAGCTGATGTAAGGTTTAGGATTGTATCGACACCAAAATACACCGAGAACCCTGGCATTGTTGATTATGACAAAGACAATCATTACCAGTCAACAGAAATACATGATGTTTCTTTAAACGACATTATTCTAGCTTTCTCAAACGGTGATTACGAGCGTGGACAGGAAATAAAAAGAATGTACACGCAGCACCAAGGTAATCAAATGATGAAAAGTTCATTTGGCAATCAATCTTTCGATGGAAGCCAAATGAGAAACATGAGCTTTATTTCTTATACGAGTTCTTCTTACCGATATATCGAACACTGGACAAAGGTAGCCGATTTTGAAGCAATCACTTACGACCCATTAGATGGTACCGGAACACCAACATCTCATAAATGGGAAAATATCGAAAAGATCAAAAAAGCCGTTGATCAGGAAAACACTCAAAGACTTGAAAAATCAGAAGGACAAATACCGGAAAGTGAATTATTTATTCAGTTTAAGACTAAATATGTTACTCGCGGATATGCCATTTACCTGACACCATGGGGAGATGTTCTTGATGTTCAGGAAAGTCCATACACAAATAGTTGTTTTCCTTTCAAAACTACACCACCAGACATTAATGGTGAAATGTGGGGATTGGTTGAAGAGTTGATTAACCCACAATTATCGATGGACAGGCAGATACTTAACGCTGACTCTGTTATTTCAAACGCATCAAAAGGAGTTTGGCTTGTTCCAGATACGGCAGTGCCAGACGACATGAGCAATAAAGAATACATTGGAGAATTGAAAAAAGCTGATGGAGTAGTTATTTATAAAGTCAGGCAGGATCAAACCGAAAAACACATTCCACAACAGGTTTACGCCAACTCAGCGAATGTATCTCAGAATATTCAGCAGATGATTCATCTGTATTCGAACCTGGTGGACGAAGTAAGCGGAAATTATGGAGCAGCACAAGGAAGAGATACCGGGCAAAAAACCGCGTCGGGTTACGCACAGGAAACCGTTAACGCCGGGCTGAACGTCAGGGAAGTAATGGAAACCTTTTCAACACTTCAGGTCGAAAGAGATGAACTCATTTTAAAATTCATTCTTCAGGGATACACCAAAGAAGATTACCAAAGGATAACAGGAGAAGCCATCGACCCGATTGAATTAACTCATTACAATTTCAGTATCGAACAAAGCCGGGGAACTAATTCGCCAGCATACCGGATACAACTTGAAGAGCAATTATTACAACAGGTAATGGCCGAACTTCTTCCTTATGAGGTATTTCTTGAAGTTTCGACCAACCCGGTTATGATTCAGGCTAAGCAAAAGCTTGCAGAGTACAATAAAAAATTAGCAGAAAATGGACAACCTCCATTCATGTCAGTGAAACAACAAGTAATACCACAGGCTAATGTACAGCGTTAAGCCCATAGGAATAAATATTAAGGATAACGACCGGGATGTGCCGGATGGTTCTCTTCTGGAAAGCATCAACATGCAATGGCGTGATGGTGCCTTTAAGCCTATTCCGGAAAGGATCGTAAGCGAAATCAACGCATCGGGTTATAGAACTATTATTTTACACAAGGTAGGTGATGAGAACCAGATCAACGTACTTGGATTTAATCAGGGCGCATCCAGCGGATCGTTTTTAGCATTCGATTTAGCCGGATATTTTGGAGGTGAGGCTACTGGTGGAAATATACTTGAATGGTTTGGAACCATTACCGACGGAGTTTACCATTCGAAGACTGTTACTCAAATGCAGTTTGTAAAAACGCCAGGCATGACATTTACGATCCTAAACGGATTGATCTATTTTATGGGTGATGGAAGTTCATTGGACGAACAATACTACCTTAAATTGGAGTTTAATGAATCAACCGGAGAGTATAGTTTATATGACATGTACGCATGGAAAAGCCTTATTCCGTTCTATCCATACCAAAGTACACTCGGATTGCTTGCTACCAAAAATACCTACCAGGCATTTAGCCAATGCGGAACCATACTCATACGTTTTGCCCTTGTACTGAAGACCGGGGAGGTTGTATTGCATTCTCCTATTTATGGATTTTTACTTTACGGACTTAACCGTTCGGCTGATGTAATCAAAAAAGATGACCTGATTGAAAATATTCATTCAATTGTCAACATGAATTTAAGTTTTGCTGACACTACGCTGTTTGATCAGGAAGTATCGGCCATAAACATATATGCTTCAACACCTTATTATCAAACCAAGTTTATTGCTGATTGCGTGGGGAATTACAGTACGGTAACCGTCGCCAAAGACACCGACATTAAGGGAAATTTCAGGCAAAAGGCTGAAGATAATTTCTACCTGATCAAAACAATCAACGGGCCTATTGTTAATGAAAAAATATTGCTTACGGTGGGTAATTTCGATACTGACATTACGCTTCCAATTATAGCTCCATTTCTTGAAACTATTTATACTAAGATTGATTTAACCACAATCGCCGCCGGGGAAATTATGCCGGTTGATAATTTTTCGTACCATAAGCTTTATGGAAAGATTACCTCATACAATGGAAGGTTAGTTATCAAACGGCCAACTACGGTTTTATCCGGTGGACACATGAGGGCATTGGCTACCATGACCGGAAATTCGAATGAGGCTTTTTCGATGGTTACTGAGGATGGAAAACTAGACGGAATTTCATACGCTATGGACAAATCCGTTGTATTTGGATCAACTACTATTACCCTTACGAGGGGATTGTTGAGTTATCCGGATAGCCGGGCGACACTTGCCGGAGTAAATTCATCGGTAACGCCTGAGATCAGAATGTTTAAGATGCGTAAAAACAACGCTCACAATCTGGCTTGTTGTTTTGACATTTCGCAAGCTTCGTTTGATAACCTTTTTACCATTCAGGAAAATGCACCAGACACCAGCCTGTTGAAGACAGGAACGAACTATACTGTTTTTGTGCAATACGATGGATTTGATAACGAAATACAGCCAACCGTAGCGGATGCAAATGTCAAATATTCATCAGAAAATAGGATTCAATTTTCACAGGCCGGAGAATACAAAGTGTGGCCAGCCCTTAATTCATATAGGATCGGAGAGGGCAAGGTAATGAACCTTGGCACCGGAAGCGTCAACCCTTCAGAATCGCAGGTTATTTCACCTATCATCATAGGAACAACGGATGGAATCTATACGATCAACCTTGACCCAATGGGTAACAACTTCATCGCTTCGATTACCAAAACCAAAAACATTCCATTTATTTCAGAGGAAATACTTGAAATTGACAATAGTATTTTGTTTGTGAGCGATCAGGGGTTAATGGTGTTCTCGAATGGAGACATACAAAACCTAACCGCTGATTATTTTCCACAACAGGGTGACGGTAATTATCCGGAAAGAGAAAGCATTTTTGAGGACTACGACCTTCTGACTTCTGATTTTTTTGGTGCCGGAGGTAACCCATACGAACTGAATGATATTGTTACTTATCTAAAGGGATCGTTGCTAGCCTTTGATGCACGAAGAAACAACATCTGGTGTTCTAACTCAAAGTATAACTTTTCATTGGTCTATAACCTTAATTTAGGGCAATGGGGCATGAGTACGCTCGTATTTAATGAGAAACAAGAGCTATTCAGCATCATTGACACGGCTGATGGTGAAATTTATTCCAGATACCTGATTAAATCGGCCTCAAATAATAATCTGCTTATTCTGAGCGGTGAGGATTTGACCAAAGAAGTATTCTATCACATCCTGACCAGACCGATAAAATTTCAAAATACGGATAGTTATAAAGTTCTGCCTCGAATGATTTCAAGGTCGCTGCTTGTTCGGTCGAGCGTGGCCGGATATTTAGCTATTGGATTGTGGGGCCAACAGGAAGTGAATAAGTTTAGAAAATCGTTCCAGCTTGCCATTAAAAAAGACAATCGAAACACAACCTTTCAAAGCAATATAAGATACCACATCCCGGTTGATTGCCGAAAGGGTAAATACAAAACGATAACCCTATTACAGTCAGGGAAAGGACTTCCGGAGAGTTATATTTCTTCGTTTGATTTTGACATTTATTTAGTTGATAATACCAAGATGCGATGAGCTTAATATCAAAATTAGATTACGCAGAAAAGAGCAATGTCGTTGAAGTCGTAAACCGACCAACACAGGCAACCGCTGAAGATTTCAATGAGATTAAGACGGTTGTAAACAGTCTTGTTGATGGTATCAACCAGATCAAGGCAAATGAGGTGGCTCTAGTTCAGGGCATAAATCATGTTCTATTCCTTGCGGCCTATTCAGTTGGCGTACCGTACTGTATCATCGTTCATAATTGCTACAATTCAAGCGGTTATTTGGTGGGACATACAATCACAAATAAAACGGTTTCGGGATTTGATGTAACAGTTGAAGAGGCTGTAAATTTCATTTACCTATCAGTACCACAACGATAAAATAAAACGCCATGAGTGAAAATTTTAAAGGAGTTAAAGGTTTAGAATACGCAGGCGCAAATATACTTGAAGCACTTGTAAAGATAATCTTGAATGGCGAAGAGGTTCGACTTACCGGGACTATGGAGGACGGTCAGGTCTTGATGCGAATATTAGACGGAACTACTCATTATTGGACAAATAGAACCCCAGGATACCCGGAAGGTGTTGATATTTCAGGAAAGGTAGATAAGGTAACAGGTAAAGGATTGAGTACAATTGATTTTACTCAGACATTATTGGACTTACTGAATAGTAAGGTAACAAGCACTGAAGGTTATTCACTTGTTTTGAATACGCTCATTTCACAAATACACGCTCCGGGTTCAGATAATCAAGATTTGACGGCTATTATTGCCTCAATAAATGAACTTCAGGCTGCTGTAGCAAAAGTTCCTTACCGGATTATTCTTCCGGCTGCTTCTACCGTGGCCGGGCGATGTATTACTCCTACTGAATTACCTACTGACTGGACTGTATCAGAAGGAACAAGTGATCAGGATTTATTGATTACCCATACACTTGATACTAGAAAAGTAGTTGACGTTAAGGTATGGATTATAAATACAGAAGGCGAAAGACAAATGCCTGGCGCACTTGCTTTTGTTGGTCTTCTTTCACCCACTTCAACGACACTTATTATTGAAAGCCTTTGTACAAAAGAGTATCCAATACGCATTGAAATTCTTTTTAATTAATGACAAGCGCAACTAAATATATAACCGACTACTCTTGGAGAACAATCGTTCGAAACGTTATAGTATTGACAGAACCAAATACTTACCGGGCATCTGTTGATCCTATTGATTTAGGTAACCCAGGCGCATTACTTCCTATAACTTCCGGGATGATACTCGTTGACAATGCAGGGCATTTATTCCCGATTATAGGTGTTGGTACAGGTACTATTGATGTTAAGGACGAATTGCTTTGTGGTGAATGCCCGGCTTCCGGATTAACGGGAATTGTGTGTAAAACAGCCAACAAAGGACGAGCATTACTATTACCACAAGGATTACTTCAATACTTAGATAAATCAGCAAGGTCTTATTTAGATTCAGTTGCATGGTCTGTTTTGTGGGCAAACGACCCGAATCCAAAACGAATTAAATTTACCAATACCGATAACCCGGCTTTATTGGATTACCAAACTAATTACGCTGACGACTACGGGCCAGATCCTAAAGTTCGATTAATGCAAATACTCGATGATGGAATAATAGCTGAAAGAACTGAAAAAGCTTATAGAATAGAAACTGATGGGCTGATACAATCTATTCGATTTGCTAATGAAACTGATGGATTAGGAGAAATAATTAACTGTTACATTGAAATTTCAAGATAATGAAAAGACTACTTACAATACTATTTTTTTTAAGCGTAATTTTTGTTTATGGGCAAGATAGCAAGCCGATTGGAAGAATATCGCTTCAGTCTCCAAATAACGTTACCTGGGATTACAATCCCTTGGATCAAACTATTGGAATGTCTAAAGGAACTTACAAATGGAATAAGTTTTTTTCTGCCAAAAAGGTTCAGTTTTTAATTGATAGCCTTGATATTATTAAACAAAACAAACTGACAATAACCAATATTGGAGTTTCTGGTCCTGCTTTATTGTCGGGAGATACTTTAAATATTCCTCAGTACTCTGGGAGTATGGCGGACTCTCTAAAAGAAGATAAAGTCAACAAAGAAAACACTACTATAAGCAATGATACCATTAAATACCCAACAGTAAATTTACTGAAAACGTATGCAGATACAAAAGCTCCTCTGTTTTCAGGAACTACGGGGTTTATTCCAAAGTTTACAGGGACTAATACGATTGGGAATAGCAATTTATTTGATAACGGTACTAATATAGGAATGGGTTATAGTACAGGTACTGAGATAACCAACAACAAACTAGCTGTTAATGGTTCTATTTTTGCAAATGGATCAATTAACTCAACGGGATACAAACTAAACAATATTGATTTGTTTGGTTCTTTGAGTGCTGGTTTTCTAATGTATTGGGATGGAACGAAATTTAATAATACCCCATATTTTAGGGAAAGCGATTTGTCATTAACTAATCCATACGTTAGTCGTTCTGGCGGCATACGGATAAATGGAGATGTAAAAGTTACAACAGGAGAAGGATTAGAAATGTGGTATGAGGTTAGTAATATGACTAGTAGAATAATGGCTATTGATAGAGGTTTGACAAATACATTTCATCCAATTGAACTATATGGTTCTTCTTTTTATTTTAGTCAAGGAAATGTCTTTGTTGGTAACCTTACATCTACAAACCCTAGACTGCTTTCAGCATCTAGCACAGGGCAACTAACACCAGTTACGGATGGTATTGATGGACAATTTCTAAAAACAAATGGTGTTGGTGTATATACTTTTTCGACACTTCCTACTGGTAATTATTCTCAGCAAACACTATCAGGTACTAATATTACATGGAATTTAGCAAACGGTAAAGATGCCACAATAACTCTTACTGGAAATACAGTTATCACATTAACAAACGCCACGCAAGGGTTAACGGGTACTATTTGGGTAACTAACCCATCAACGGTCTATACAATTACTTTTGCCGGATATGTCAATTCGATTGACCCATATATTCGACTTGGATCAAACATGGTCATTACTTCAGGTGGTGGCAAGATGGATGATTATACATTCAAATATAACGGCTCAAAAATGAGCTGGAACGGAACATTAGACAGACATTAAGATGAAAAAAATACTATTTATAATTAGCCTTTTAATTGGGTTAAATTCTTTTGCTCAGGATGATTTCTTTTGGAGTTATTCACATCCACAGAGTTATGATACGCTTAAAATAACAACACAAGTGTTTCAAAATATTTACCCGGGAGGTATTTACTATACTTATTCCGGGGACTCTTTACTTGTGAAGACACCTAGAGGTTCAGTGAAAATACCTTCAAATACGACTGCATCTCAGTTTTCTCAATATATATATAATCAAGAGGTTGGATACATAATAGCAAAGCATAATGATTTATATTGGATTTATGATGCTGGTGGAAGTACCATAATAGATCTTAGTCAATTCCGTAGGTTAAAAATATTTGGAAATGAAGTCTATTCATCTTACAGAATAAAATATGATGCTTTTGTGTCAAGCAAAGCACTTGAAGAGATTTATTTACAAGAGACTTTGTTTTCATTTATAAACAGCTCTGAATTTAATTTGTCAAATAATAATGTTTTAAGAAAAATTAGAATAGTAAATTGTGCAATAGGTTCAATATTATTACCGTCTAGTCCAGACCTGTCGGATATCTATATACCAGAAAACCAATCGTTAACATCAATAACTTTTGGGGATTTAAGTCCAATAATTTGGAGGTTCTATGCTTACAATTGTCATTTTGATCAGACAAATATTGATAAAATATTAAAGTATTTCGTCGATTCAAATAGAAATCCTTTTGAATTAGGAACGTATGGGAATGACTATATAAATTTATGCGGAATAAATAATGGGTATCCAAGTTCGACGGGGTATGGATACGTTTCAATACTGACAAATAGAGGTTGGTATGTATGTGTTAATAATAGTAGTACAACTCCAATTGTATCTACTGATGATCCAACAATGGTTAGCTCTACTTCTGCAACGTTGGGGGGTAATGCATCGTCAGATGGTGGTGCGGCCATAACATCAAGAGGAGTTGCTTATGGAACTTCATTAAATCCTACAATTGCGGGATCGCACACTACACTTGGAACTGGCGTGGGTTTATTCTCGTCAAGCGTTACCGGACTAACATCAAGCACCATATATCACGCAAGGGCTTATGCAACTAATTCAAATGGAACTTCATACGGAGAAGATAAAGTATTTACAACAACAAACGCAATTCAGACCGTTCCTGAACTTACTACAACTGCACCTACGGCAATAACCACAACGACCGCACAAAGTGGAGGAATTATAACTTTTGACGGTAATTATGAGATAGTAGCAAAAGGCGTTTGTTCGTCAACATCTAGCAATCCAACCATAGCTGGATCACATACGACTGATGGAAGCGGAACAGACTCTTTTACATCTTCAATAACAGGGCTTTCTGCAAATACAAAATACTATTTAAGAGCCTATGCTACAAATAGACGCGATGCAGGAGGTTCATATGTTTACGCCACTGGATATGGTCAAGAAGAAGAGTTTACTACCGCATCTGACGCAGCGTGTAGTTTACCAATAGTTACGACAAATCCTGTAAATATGATCACAACTTCATCGGCTGTAGGTGGTGGAAATGCAACGAGCAATGGAGGATGCAATATTACAACGAAGGGGTCATGTTGGTCAACGTCAATGAATCCAACAACATCAGACCCTCATACAACAGATGGAAGTGGATTAGGAGCGTTTAGTAGCTCAATAACCGGATTAACCTGTGGAAACACTTATTACGTCAGGGCATATGCCACGAATAGCTCAGGAACGGCTTATGGAAGCAACGTTACCTTTATTACTCAGCCTAATATTTTAGCTTCAGGAACACAATTAGCATTTCCTAACTATCCCATAAATCCAGTTCAAGTAACATCTGGATTCACAAATCAAGGATGCGATATGATTGAAAGAGGAGTTGTATGGTCAACTTCAATCAATCCAACTATTTTAGATAATAAGCATGTATTTTCTTCATCAATAGAAGGGTATATTTCGGAATCTTTTTATGTGACCCCAGGAACTTACTATTTTAGCGGATATGCCATAAACAATGTTGGCATAAGTTATTATCCATATTCTTACCCACTAACAATACCATCCTTAGTAATAGATCCATGCACACTTTCAGTAGGTGATTCATATGGCGGAGGAATAGTCTCATACATTTTTCAATCTGGTGATCCAGGATATGTTTCAGGTGAATGTCATGGAATTATAGCCGCAACTTCAGATCAAAGTACTGCTGCGTATTTTGGTTGTTATGGCTCTAATTTATCAGGAGCATCATCCATATTATTAAAAGGTGGACAGCAA